TCTAAACAAGGGTACAATTGAAGACTCTCTGGTGTAAACAACTTGCAGAACCTCTCCTATAGGTCCAAAGAACCATTTCAGCAGAGATGGTCTTTGGCCGACAAGTCTTGGAGCATATAAAGACAAGCAAATGAATAAGCAAGAAATAGACCTCAAATCTTCTTCTTCAATGACTGACCCGTTATCAGATAGGTAATAGATTTTATCCACTCCGAAGTCAACTTTTCTCTTCTTATAAGTGGTCAAAAGATCAATGGTTCTTTCAACGTCCCAAGCTTTAAAATAATCAGGTTTTACTCTAGGCAATCTTGCCATTTTTATGGAATCGTCTGAATGCCCTTTAGCTCTTATTTCAGCCTTGGGACTCACATCCTTTATTATGTCACAGACTACTTTCAAATGGCAGACTGTCAAACATGTAGAAACAATGTTCATGACTCCTAAAGCAAATCCAACTTCTTTTCTTATCCCAAAATTCTCTGTCAGAGCTTTAGTAAAGATACCTGTGTCTTTCAAAAGGTTCTTTTTGTCTATCTTTTCGAAGTCGACAACACTTTGCATCTCTACCATAACCTTAGAAAGATTGAAATCTTCTAGAATCTCTTTCTTTTCACTCATTGTCTTGAATTTCTTGATCAACTCTTGGCTCTTAGCAGGCATAACATGAAATCTACCCCGCATAGTCTTGGTTATCATAGAACAAAAATCCCTCTCTGGCTTTGAAAGGTACCCTACATTGAACATAGTCGTATAAAAGATATCAAATGCCTCCAGGGGATAAGAATCTCCAAAAAGAGATTGATCTTCTGTAGAAACCAAGAATTTATTTGGGAAAGATGGATCTTTAACCTTTTCAATATCTTGCCCAAGAGAGATGTATTTTGTATCTCCGGCCAGCAGAATCATATCATATTGAGATGCAGACAAATAAGGTCTGAAACCAGCATCTAGCAAGCTGTTTTGATTCCTGCCGTTTTCTGTTTGGACATAAAATTGTCTTTTGCCCCATCCGGTTTGAATTTTATTAACAGGGACTAAAATCACCAAAGCTGGGTATTTCCAAAGATTGTAGATAGCGATCTCCAGCAGGGACGGTTCACTTGTTTTCCGAATATAAACCTTGTCTTCTGACTTGTCATCTTCGGCTAAAGTGACAGAAATCGAACTGCCTGTTCCAGGTTCTGAAATATTAACTTTAACATTTGACAGAAGGATTTCATCCTCCTGTTCTCTCTTCTTTGTTCTCTCTTTTGTCAGAAAATCTTCCAATGCCTCGGAATCTTCGTAGAAATTATTCACTGTCCAAAATACAGATTCTGCCAGCAAAACAGATGCAAGGCCTGGGTATTTCGAATTTAAACCCTCCGTTAACCTTGAAACCGGATCAGATGCGTCACCTACAGCAGCCATGACTTTGCTCTTAGGTAATTTCTCGGTAGGTAATATGTTCCTTGTATGGGTC